TCTCTCATCTGTTTGGTCAGCCGCTTTTGTTCTGTTGTGGCTGGTGTATTGAGTCATTGCAGAAACAAGACCCCATGCAGTTCCTTTTCTAGATTCAAGATCACCTCCAATTAAACCACCTTCGAGAATGTTCTCTACAGTTCTGGTTTTTAACATTTCAGCTTTTTGATCATCAAAGAATCCTCTGATTGCATTTTTTGCTCCATCCATTGTAATTCTTGTATTCATACATTTGTCCTTGATTCTGTTATATGCTTTTGATTCTGCGATTGCTGCATCAAGTACTGGTTGTACATCACCGAATGTCATTTCTCTTAAATGAGAGAAACAAGAGAATCTCTCATGGATTTGTCTTGTCATTCCGTTTGTGCAAACAAGCTCATTAAATAAAACCATTACTTTTGGTGATTTTGATTCTCCGTAGTAGTCAGTTACAACTAACCAACTGTCGGTTTTATCACCAACTTCATCAAATTTTATTTGATCGTTGGTTAATTTTGATGCCATGTAAAAAGTTTTTCCTTTATCAAATGACCCTACAAGATCAAGTGATATTTCTTTTTTGCTAGCATCACAGAATTGTCTGAAGTAATCAATAAATGTAGTTGGTTGTATACATTGGCGTCTTTTGCCGAATACACCAAGGGCATCCATATTATCGCTTCTGTGCCAGATTTGTATTTCTGGATATTCACGATCATCTATTTTGTGAGGTCTGCGGTCAACATTAAAGTTACAGCCGATTGAATTAAGAATGTCCTCATTAGACATAAATCCATGAACCTCTGCGGCAGTTCCTCTGAACAGTTTTTGATCTGTTTCAGTTAATTTTGAAGTAGGCATTTGTTTGTTTGGTATCAACATATTAATTATAATACAATTAATCTATTAATATAACCCCCTTTTTTACACGCAGTAACAATTACTTTTGCTTGCGTTCTTGTTCTTGCAGCTTTTTACGATTTACTTGTTGCACTTTTTTAGTATTACTTCCTCTATGTTGCTTTGGTCCATTATTTGCATTGTATCTAACTGCTGATCTTATTCTTGCAAGGTCAATAGCTCTTGCTCTTAGTGAGTCAGGATCTTCACTTTTATCAATTATTTTCAGCCATTCAATAGTCTGATTAGGAAAATTTGTCTGAAACAAATGTAATCTTTCAAGTTCCTTTTTAGAAAGATTGGGATAAGTCCTTTGATAAAAATTAAAGTCCATCTTTATTCATGAAACCACCAGACAACTGTATTGAGTAATCTTTGAGATCATCTAACATTTTTCCTGTTTTCTTTTCTTTGTTTAATTTACCGTTTTCAATTGGTATTAATGTAACCATGATCTCATCAAGCTGTAAGCCTGTCATTTCCCATGTATTTTCAGGGTTATCAAAACAGGGATCAAAACTAATACTAAAATCGTAAATACGATACGTTTCTTCCTTTCCATCTTTTGTTTCTTTATAAACAAAGGCTCCTTTAAGGTCGTTAAGTGACAGGCAAGATTCTGGATCTAATTTCATTTTTTTTTAAATAAGTAAATTTGATTGAGTAAAGGTTTCTGGTTTTTTAGGTAAACACCAGAGATGTTCCTTTTTACCATAATTGCCCATAACAAATTCGTTAGTTTTTTCGAGTTTGCCATTATCAGATAAGTTGGTCATTGCTCTTCTGATAGAGGTTATTGGACAATTTAAACCAGAAATGGATAAAACCATTGATGGACTTAATGGTGTTTCATACTGATTAAAACAACTCATTATTCTTTGCTCTTGTGTTAGAGCCTGAGCTTGCGATTTTGCAAGCTCATCTGGATTCTCGTCTATTGTGTTAAAAAATGTCATCAGTACCACCTTTCTGCCCAACTGAACTCAACACCTAATTTTTCTAATTTGTCAATTATTCGTCTAGCTGCTGCTGCAACCTTACCGCCATACTGTGGACTAACATCTTCTGCCCTGTCCATAGTGCTACCAGAAATTGTGTCATCTAGAACCATTTTGTCAATTTTGTTTAAATCATCTGGAAGTGTCTTGTATTTTTCAAGATGACGATAAACTTTATGACAACTATCCCAAACCTTTTCTTCGGGATAAACTTCACGTTCAACAACTCTTCCATCTTTTTCTGTTGAATATTCAATTATGATGTCGTTTGTTTTATTACGATCACCATATTTTTTAATCATGTCATCTTCATAGAAGTCACAAGAACATTCAACAATACATTCTTCAGGTCGATCTGTAATAATTTCAACCTCTAGCTTTGTAAATTTGATAGTCATTTGTTTTCCTCCTTGTATTCTTGATTAACTTCCCAAAGTTGTTTGATTGCAGTAGTAACAAGTACACCCTCTCCTTCTCCAAACATAAGAAGTTGGTTAAGAACATCTTTTATTGGGTTTGGTGCTGAGTTGTACATTGCTGCATAGTCATTAGCAATTGTTTCAACCATATTTTTTAGATCAATTTTTTCTAGCTCTTGATCGTAAGCTGCATGATCCTCTTGAGTCATGTAGTCTGTTTTGTTTGTCATAAGAAGTCTGTTTTGTTTTGACATATTAATTATAATACAATTAATAGTAATTGTAAACCAATTAATTTTGATGTAACATTCACAGTAACAACTTTTTTATATGCGACATTTAGTTACTGGCGGTGCTGGCTTTCTTGGTTCACATCTAGTCGACTCATTAATTAAAGACAATCAAGAGGTCATTTGTCTTGATAATTTCCATACAGGTAAAAAAAGAAATGTTGCCCATCTGATTGGTCACAAGAATTTTGAACTGATTAGACATGATGTAACAGAACCAATACTGCTAGAAGTTGATCGTATTTGGCATTTAGCTTGTCCAGCAAGTCCTGTTCAGTACCAAATAAATCCCATAAAAACCATAAAAACTAGCTTTTTTGGTACATATAATATGCTCGGATTAGCAAAAAGAAGCGGTGCAAGAATACTTTTTACCAGTACATCTGAGATTTATGGCGACCCACAAATACATCCGCAGCCAGAATATTATCTCGGCAATGTAAATACTATTGGACCTCGTGCTTGTTATGACGAGGGCAAAAGAATATCTGAAACTTTAATGACAGACTATAAAAGAGTTAATAATGTACAAATTAGGATTGCTCGGATATTTAATACTTATGGACCTCGAATGTTAAAAAATGATGGCAGAGTAGTAAGTAATTTTATTACACAAGCATTAGATAATAAACCAATAACTGTTTATGGAACAGGAACACAAACAAGGTGCTTTTGTTTTGTGGATGATATGGTTGCTGGACTAAAAAAACTTATGGACTCTGACCATACAAAACCAATAAATTTAGGTAATCCTGTAGAAATTACAGTTAATGAGTTGGCAATGCGTATATCAAATAAAATAAATGCTGCTTTACCTCATGTAAACTTGCCACTACCAGAAGATGATCCACAAAAAAGAAATCCAGATATAACTTTGGCAAAAGAAACTTTAGATTGGTTGCCGACAGTATCACTTGATGATGGTCTTGATGAAACAATAGATTATTTCAAGTCATTTAAAAAAATTACTTGGAATAAGGAGGTGGCATACTGATGAGTGGCTCAGTATTTCAAACAGAACATAATGGTTTGATATATGAGTTTGAATATGACTTTGATCACAGATGGATGCATCATACAAAATGGCCTGACGGAGCATCTAATTATGTATTATGTGCTGGTGCTGGTCATACTTTGCAGATGGCAAAAGAATCTGCAAAACGTCATGTGATTGCTTGGTACGAAAATCCAGAAAGTTATCATATTGACGAAAAATATGTACAAATGAATAATGAGTACATCATTAAAACACAAAAACGATTGGAGGACTTAGGTACTGTGATTTCAACAGAAATTAATTTAAATGAGTTAAAACCATACACAAATAACTCAAAAATACACCCAGAACATCAAATTAAGAACTTAATTGCATCAATAAAGCAGTTTGGATTTACACAACCAATTGTTTGTGATGAAGAAAAAACTATTCTTTCTGGTCATGGAAGATATGAAGCTGCAAAACAAATGCAGATCGAAGCTGTACCAGTTCGTATTGTAGAAAATTTAACTGATGCACAAAAAAAAGCATATATTATTGCTGACAATAAAATTGCAGAACAGTCTGAATGGGATGAGAACAAACTGTTAGAAGAACTTGGGAATATATCAGACCTTGATGAAATAAATTCTGATATAAAAGACCTTTTAGATTTTGATACTTTTTCTTTTTATACTGTCCGCAATATGTCAGTTGCTAATTTAAAACCACATCCTAAAAACTACAAAGCACATCCAGCAGACCAACTTGAACATTTAAAACAATCAATTACTGATAATGGAATTTATAGAAATGTAATTGTTGCAAGGGATAATACAATACTTGCTGGACATGGAGTTGTTAAAGCAGCACAAGCTTTAGGATTAACTTCCGTACCTGTGTTGAAATTAGATTTGGAATCAGATAGTATTGAGGCTGTTAAGTTACTTACAGCCGATAATGAAGTCTCACATTTAGGTGAGGTAGATGATCGTGCTTTATCCAATATTCTTAAAGAGATCATGGAAAATAGTGATCTTTTAGGTACCGGCTATGATGAAATGATGCTTCAGAACTTGTTGTATGTAACAAGACCAGCATCAGAAATAAAAACTACAGACCATGCTGCTGAATGGATGGGTATGCCTGACTTTGAAATAGCAGAAGAAGCAAAAAAGTTAATTGTCAACTTTGAAACTTATGAGGACAAAAAAGTATTTTGCGAACAAAATAACTTTTTATTTAATGAGAAGGGAAGTGAGTCCATTTGGTTCCCTGAAAAAGAAAGAAGAGATATTACTTCTGTTGGATTTGAGGTAACAGATGAAGAAGCCTAATTATCCTGTTTATGTAATATCTAAAGGCAGATATGACTCTTGTTTAACAGCTAACTTTTTATTAAAAGATCAAGTTAATTTTAAACTTGTTATTGAACCACAAGAATATGATAAATATGTAAAACATTACGACCCATCAATATTAATAACCACACCTTTTAAAAATTTAGGTTTAGGGTCTATCCCTGTCCGAAACTTTGTTTGGGAACACAGCAAAGAGTTAGGTTTTAAAAGACATTGGATTATGGATGACAACATTCGATCTATCCACCGTAAATATAAAAATACAAGAATCAGATGTAATGGCAATATTGGTCTGCGTTGTTGTGAAGATTTTACTGATAGATATACAAACATAGCTATATCAGGATTAAATTACGTTTCGTTTGCTATTAAAAGAACACAACCACCATTTCAGCTTAATGCTCATGTTTATTCCACTCTGTTAATTGATAATTCACTAGATATAAGATGGCGTGGTAGATATAACGAAGATACTGATTTATGTCTACAAGCATTATCTTTGGGATACTGCACTGTTAATTTAAATGCTTTTTTAATAGAAAAAATGCACACAATGACTATGAAAGGAGGTAATACTGACCAACTTTATAAAGGTGATGGTCGTTTAACAATGTCAAGAAGTCTAGAAAAAATGTGGCCAAAGGTTGTAGAAACTACAAGAAAATTTCAAAGACCACAACATCATATACAGAATAATTGGCAGAAATTTGACACACAATTAATAAGAAGAAAAGATATAGATTGGGATAATTTACAAAAAACAGATAATTATGGATTACGATTAGTTCAATTAAGTCAACCAAAAAGCGGTTCGAAAGAGTTAAAAAAATTATTTGATAATTAAATGTCAAAGAGATCAACAAAAAAAGAAGTTGAATGGCGAGTAAGAAAAGTTGCTGCTTTAAAAGCTAGAAATACTACACGTTCTGAAATTGTCGCTTATGGGGTTAGAGAATGGGGGGTAGGTCATAGAGCAATTGATAAATATATAAAGGCTGCAAACGAAGTGCTGACAACAGATTGGGATATTGATAGGAGACAAATGACTGCTGATGTTTTGTCGCAACTTAGTACGTTAGCTCAAGATGCCCGTAGAAACGGTCAACCTCATGTAGCTTTAGGTTGTATAAATACAATGGCAAAGATAGCTGATTTAGTATGAGTATTCTTGATTCACAACAAGGAAGCATCCTTGAACAGTCAATTGGTTCTAGTATTAGTTGTGATGAAATATTAGTTAAAATCAAATCTGACTTACATCCGGGGCCGCTTGCATTTGTAGAAGATCAAGAAACACAAATCATTGCATTGTCTGCTGGTTATGGTGCTGGCAAGACAAGAAGTCTTTGTGCAAAGGCTGTACAGTTAGCTATCAGCAATCAAGGATTCACAGGTGCAGTTATGGAACCTACTGCACCATTAATAAGAGATATTTGGCAAAACGATTTTGAAACTTTCTTAGAAGATTATGGTATTCCATACACACAAAGACAGTCTCCACTTCCTGAATATATTTTGCATCTACCTGAAGGTGACTCACGAATCTTATGTAGAAGTTTTGAGAACTGGTCTAGAATTATTGGACTTAACCTTGCATGGGTATTAGCAGACGAGATTGATACTGTTGCTCCATCTATTGCCGATAGAGCTTTTCCCAGAATACTTGCAAGATTACGTTCTGGAAATCAAAGACAGTTTGGTGTCGCATCAACTCCTGAAGGATTTAGATGGATGTGGAATACTTTTGGTAGTAATGAGGCACAAAAGAAAACAGATCGTAAGTTAATAAAAATGCGAACATATGACAATCCACATCTACCACAAGACTTTATTACAAGATTAGAAGAGAACTATGAAAAAGGATTACTGCAAGCATATTTAAACGGAGAGTTCTGTAATATAACAACAGGACAGGTTTATGATCGCTTCAACCGCACTGTCCATGTCACTGATAGGTTGCCAGATATAACAGACGAACCTTTAAGAATTGGAATTGATTTTAATATTGGAAATATGAACGCAGTTATTGGTATTGCTATTGGTGACAAATTACTCGTGGTTGATGAAATAAAAGAATCTCATGACACCGACTCAATGGCTCAAGAAATTAAAAGACGCTATCCGCAACAAAAAATCTATGTCTATCCTGATGCGTCAGGAGGAAACAGAAGCACAAACGCTTCGAAAACCGACATCCAAATACTAGAAAGCTATGGTTTTATTAATCAATCAGCATTATCTAATCCCCCTGTAAGAGATAGAGTTAATTCAGTACAAAGATTATTAGAGAATGGAAAGGGTCAAATAAGACTACAAATTCATTCAAGTGCTACAAAAGTAATTGAGTGTCTTGAACTTCAAAGTTATACTGAAAAAGGAGATCCAGATAAAGATGCTGGTTACGATCACATGAATGATGCTCTTGGTTACATTACTTGGCGTTTATTCAATCCGTTACATATGGGTGCTGGTCGCAAAACAGGTATTAGGCTTTATTAAGATTATTTATTACACTTAAGTAAACATTGGAGCAAAATGTACTCAGGTTATAATTATTACGACAGAGAAACATCTTCTCAAGGTAAAGAAATAAATGACCCTAATGCTACATGGTTTCAACAGGAACCACATTGGATGTTAATAGAAGATTTGCTTGGTGGTACATATCAGATGAGAAAAAGACATAGAAAATATTTACCACAAGAACCAAGAGAACTAGATGAATCATATGACAACAGACTTGCAAGGTCTGTTTGTCCACCTTTTTATTTACGACTTGAAAGAATGTTAGCTGGAATGTTAACTCGTAAACCTGTCAGATTAAATGAAACTGCAGATTCAATAAGAGAACACTTGTTTGATGTTGACCTTCAGGGTAATGATCTTAATGTTTGGACTTATGAGACTACTCGTAAAATGGTTCGATATGGTCATGTTGGTGTATTAGTTGATGCTCCAACAACAGGACAAAATGGCAGACCATATTGGGTTACATATACACCAAGAGATATTTTGGGATATAGAACTGATATAATAGATGGAGAGGTTAAACTTACACAATTACGTTTACAAGAAAAAGTATCTGTTCCAGATGGTTTATATGGTGAGAAAATAATAGATCAAGTAAGGTTATTAACCAGAGGTGGTTTTGAAATACATCAAAAAGGCAAAAATAATAAATTTATAAAAGTAGATGAAGGAAGTATGAGCTTACAAGAAATACCATTCTCTGTAGCATATGCAAACAGACTTAATTTGCTTGAATCAAGACCACCAATGGCTGATATTGCAGAATTAAATTTAAAAGCATATCAAATACAATCTGATCTTGATAATCAGTTACATATATCTGCTGTACCAATGTTGGCATTTTATGGATTCCCACAAAATTCAGAAGAAGTATCTGCTGGACCCGGTGAAGCAATAGCTTTTCCTCCTGATGGCAGAGCAGAATATATTGAGCCTGCTGGTAGAAGTTATGATGCACAATTTAAAAGACTTGATGTTTTATCTGGTCAAATTAATGAGTTAGGTCTTGCTGCTGTATTGGGTCAAAAGTTATCAGCAGAAACAGCAGAAGC